GTCCAGGCTTCGTCGTCGTGGGCGTTAATCCCAATCTTGATGGGAAGGGTGTGATGATGTAATTTCACGTCCCCGATGAAGTCTCCGTAGCAGAGGCGAAGTCCGAGGTTCGGAACTAAGCCACCAACTTGGAAGACTCGAGCATCTTTGATAACGCCTTCGTCGTTCATTGGCCGTGTCTCGTCCTTGAGAGTGTCAATGAAGGGGTGGTCCTTTGGGTCGAAGGTTCCGTCCATGATGTCCCGCAGAAAATTGAAAATCTGCGTTCGCAACAGAGGGCCAGGTTCCTTTTTCCCATCCGGTCCAACGAAGAGCTCACTCTTTTCACGCGGGCCACGCCATCCGCTTGTGCGGTAGGGGTGTCCTGCGGAGGTGCTCATTTCGATGGGTTCCACTCCAGCAACACTTCCACCTCTCGTTGCGAACCGCCATGTTCGCAGGGGGTAGCCACCTTCCAGATGCTCACTTAGCCGTGCTATGATGCGCCGTTGGGCGCGTCGTAGTAGGCGTGGTGGTATCTGGTGACACACGTCCGCCATCTTCTTAGCGTTCTTCAAGAATGGTTCGTCTCTTTTCCCAGGTGGGCCTTGCAGTTTGGGTATGTGCATACTGCCAGCCTCCCAGGCATCAAGCGAGTCCTTGAAGAATGCTCCGTGGAAGATGGTGGGCACCAGGCGAGATGACTGATTGCGGAAAACATTGTCGCATTGGAAAATTGGTTGAGGATTTGACTCCGGCCAATTTTCGCGCCAAGTTTCCGCATTCTGTATTCCGCGTGGCGTCTCCTGTGTCCAGGCAACGTATTCATTGAGCGTCTCAGGCTCATCTGCGTAGTCGTCCGCGTTTCCGAATCCATTGTCAACGTATTCCGGTATGGCTAAGAAAGGTGTTTCCACCAGCTTAGCCAGCGAGTCGTGTGTGGTTATGGGGCACCAGACTTCTGTGCGAGCCAACGTGTTTTCCGTGTTGTTGCTCAAGCTCAGAACTCCGACCACCATCGGTCCCTGGGGAAGGAACCGAACCAGCGGGCAACCGCTGTAACCTTTCGCCGCGGCACCAAAGCCGCAAAGCGAAGCCGTT